CCCGTTAAAAGGCACAAATTTCAGAGAGAACTGGCTTGCGCCAACGGACCGGTTTAACCCCCGATCCGGCTTGATTCTATTTAGACTCTTCTTTCGGCTTCTCCTTTTCAAGAGAAGTCGTTAGGTAGTTTAGATAGCCTTCAAGGAACGCTGCCCTAATACTCCTCGCACGATCACGTCTGCTTGAATACCAGACGGAATCGGCGGGGGTTGGAGCTGAAAGAAGCCGTTCAAAGAACTCAGGAAATTCCTGAGCGCTAAGTTCGGAAAACTTCCATGAAATCTCTTCTATATTCTCTCTTTCGGATTGAATATAGAGTGAGATCAGTGGAATTTCTTCTTTCAGATCCCTCTTTGAAGTCTCGCAATATTCTTCATTTATCTGCTTCTGCCTCTTCCTCATAAAGGAATTGGTAGTTGCAGCTAAATGATTGAATCGCTTCCATGCTTCTCTCTGAAGATACGAAGAGTAAAATCTTCTAATATCCTCAAGTGAGAATCCAGACCATGGGGATGTCAACCCTGAAAGGGGTGCATGCACCTGGTAGGACCAGTTGTTCACCGGATTTAACTCCGGCACATCTGGTCCAGGAAAGCATAGATAGCAACGGGTAGAGAGAGTCGACCTTTCCTTGTTCTTTTCGAAGAATGTGGAAAGGGTACGCGCTCTATCAAGAGTCCCCGGGGTTGGACCATCCGAGAGATAATCTCGTTGATCTAGCACTTGCACAAACTCAAGAAAGCCGTTAAGGCTTAAATTTGCTTGGGCAAGTACTATAGCAGGTACTGATGAAATTTCTTCGCCAGAGACGAATAGTCTTTTGGCAATTTCACCAGCAGGATATTTCCCGTCTGGGAGAACGGATTTCTGTAAGGAAATCCCTACTCCTAGATTGGTCATAACCTGTTTGTATCTGCTAGCAACTCGAGGATCAGAGACAGTCATGTCGTCACCTATTATTGCATACTTGCAGGAAGGTTTCCCTTCCATCAACTTGCAGTAACGGATGATGACATGGTGAGTCAACGCGAGCATGGCCCATGAGCTTAGAAAGCCCATAGGCTGTCCCACGCTGTATCTCACAAATCTCCCATCACATTCGATATTTCTATCGGATATGACGGCTTTCCACACAGAAGCGG